AGGTTCTTGGCCGGCATGCTGATGCTGGTCGATTCCGAGAGCTTCATTATGCACCAACTTTCTTCATAGCTATTTTATGTGCTTGTGTAAATGTTTTACCGGCCGACATTTGTTTTTTCATTTCTTCCATATGTCTATTAGTATGATGTGCAGAATGTCTTATCATAGCATCCTGCTGTCTTTTAGTTAAACCATTTAAATTAATCATATAGTCTCCTTATTTTTAATAGTTTTACATAATCCTATTATAAACCAATATAATAATAGCTAAATAGAAAAAATAGGCACCAAATCCTGATAAATCGTACATCATACCTCCGGCCCTAAAGGTTCTTCAACAGAGTATCGTGATTCACAGAAGAATTCTAGGCCTTTCATATCCCCGTCTTGGTTATGATTGTCTAATAGCTCTAAGAATAGCTTCACCTTATTTTGGAATAAAAATTCTTGGCACGTGATATTACTGTCAAAAGTTGCTTTATCGTATTGAGTATAAATTACTTGATCAGTTCCTGAGAAGAATAACATTGCAGTAATAATGAAGTACATAAGACCTCACGACTATTTTTTAAGGAACATTTTAGCAGCTTGACCTGCGCCCTTAATTCCAAATGACGCTGAAATTGCTATATACAAAAGATGCTGGTAATACGTCGGCAATTCTTGAAGAGCAATAAAACCAGTTTTAACGAAATCTTGACAACCAGGAATGAAAACGAGAACCGCAGGGGCTAATAGCACTACTAAAGAAACCTCATCCTTCCATGATCCTTTCATTTGATCTACAGCTGACGCTTCCCACGATACTTTTCCGGCGATCTGCTGCTCTTTAAGAGCAGTAGCAGCTTTTATCTCAGTTAGTTTTGCTTCGGCTTTAGCTTTTTTAGTTTCAACTACACCTTTTACCATGTCACCAGCTACACCTAGTAATGGTTTAATTAACATCTGAATCATAGGCACCCACAAATAAGTAAAAATAGTAATACACCAACTACAGCGTTAAATCCTACTTGTAGTTTCCAACGTACGCTATTCTTTTTTAAAAACTTTAAATTCATAAATTGTCTCCCTTCCATTTTTGAACATCAAAAGATGGACATTCTTTTTCGCTTATTTCGTTATGACCAATAACTTTAGCGTTAGGAAAATCAACTGATAGTTCTTTAACTTTTGCTAGTAAACTAGTCCATTGTTCTGCAGTAAAATTATTTTCAGCAGAATTATCTTCAGCCATGCCACCCACCAAGCACAGACCAATACTTTTAGAATTGTATCCGGCAGCGTGTGCGCCAGAATCATTAATGTCACGACCTTTTTCAACAGATCCGTCTCTCCTTATTACAAGATGATAGCCTATATCACGCCATCCATTGCCATTGACATGCCAATCACGAATCGTGTCAACGCCTACATCCATACTAGGTTTAGTCGCCGCACAATGGATAACAATGTAATCTGTTTTACTTCTTGGTTCCATTATTAGCCTGCTACAATAGCAATAACTATAATAACAATAACTGCAGCAATAGCGATCTTTTTCTTCTTATCAAGATCCATGATCCAGTCTTTTAGTTCATTAAGTTTGTCCATTTTTGGTTCCTCCTGTTAATAATTATTAAAATAAGATCTTCCAGGGACAGCACTAAAACTAGCTCTATCTCTATCTTCATCCATAGCCCTTTTAAACTCTTCCTCATATACCTGTTTTAAATGTGGCATCATCTGAGGAGCCTTTTTCATCGCGATATAATAAGCCATACCAGCAGTTAAACAAGGTAAAAATCTAAAAGGTACATTAGGATCATCGGTAGGTGCGTCGATATCGTCTAATCTCTTTAGATAATAATACCTTATTGTATACGTAGATACATCCGGTGTTGGATATACATATAAAGTTGGTGTGGTTGTACGTTCTAAGTAGAATTGAGAAGGCTTGCCTTCTGAATCTTTACTAGGCAACATTTCATAATCTGCACGGCTAATCCTAGATAATGTTACGTCATCATCATTTGAATCTCTTACAGATGCTTCTAATATATCTATAACAGCTGTACTTAAAGAATAATCTTTATCACTAGCAGTTGTTGATTGTGTACCAAGAGTTACGGTCCATAGATTAAGACCACGATTGGCCCATTCAGCCATAAGAAGATTCATACTACGTACGGCTGTACGTAAGTCCTTACCGCTTGTTTCTTGTAAGCCACATCTTTCGTAAGCCTCCTGAATAACCTCAGCGGCATCCAGATTAAAATCTGTAGATCCTGATACAGCCATATATTACTCCTAGTACGATTTTCTTACTTCTAAGACAATTGTGTAATGATCTAGGTTAGTGTGACCACTTGTAGATAGATCAATATCACCATCAATTCCAGATCCAGCGTTATTTTTTATTCCGCCAAAAGATCTAAAATCCATGTGACCTTGAACATTGCCTGCTGCTGCGCTTCCGCCTAAAACAGTAGCTACAACATTAGTAGAAGCGTTCCACTCTAGTGCAACTCTCATTCCTCCGATGTCGTACCATATTTGATCAATTGTTACTCTTGAGCAAGTTTCACCTGCTGCATTAGTATTCAATCCTGAAACATCTACTTTTTTTACAGCTGATTCGCCTGATCCGTCTGAAAGATTGGTTAATTTAATAACCGCCCTTTTGTCTGTGTCAATTATTGTTTGACTTGTTACTGCGTCTGCCATTTTTTCCTCCTGTTAGAGAACGGGGCCGAAGCCCCGTTCTAATTAAAGTTTAGTTATTAGTTATCTGCAAATGCAGGTGCGTCTGCACCTTCAGTGTAACCCCAGATAAGCCAGTTAGTGCTATCTTTAGCTAAAATATTAATCTCCATACCACCGAAGTCTGTAAGAGTTAATTTTGAGTTAGAGTTACCATCAGCATAAATAGTTACATTATCAGCATTTGAATCTGCATGAACAACGCCACCAATGAAGTAATTAGCGTCAGCACCTGTATCAAAGATAAGGTTTTCTGCTTCTTCTGCAGCGCCACCATAAATAAATTTAAAGTGTGCACCAGCAACTGGTGAAGGTAATGTAATTGTTCTATTAGCAGTGATCGCTGGAACTACAATTAGTCTTCCACTATGTGTAGCATTAGTAAGAGTTGTATCTTCATCTCCTAATGTAACGGGTCCATCGCCCATAGTAATGATTTCAGTAACCGCTCCAGTACTAGAGTTTTTACTGACAGTTTTAAATGTGTCTTCAGATCTTAATGGACCTGAAAAAGTTGTTTTAGCCATATAGGTCTCCTTTTCCGCCAACATAGTACGAGACATTGTCTACTACACGAGTCTATGCTGACTGTTTTAAAATGTGTAGTGGGATTAATATACTCTTTATTAGTTATGAATACAATAAAAAAGGGCGGCCGAAGCCGCCCTCAATTTGTTCTTTGCTTTTAAGAATTAAGCACCTGGTGAACCGAAAATACCTCTCCAGTCAGACCAACCGAAGCTGTATCTTTCCCTAGCTTTGTATTTTACGTTACCAGTTTCGAAATCACCTTCCATAGAAGTAGCAACTGCTGCTCTTTGGAAATGTTTCATTCCGTTAGGTACATCCGTTTTAATAAAGAATGCATCTGTATCAGTTAAGTAGTTGTTTACCACATAACCTTCCGGAACCATGCCCATGCTTTTCACTGCATTGATATCATTATCAGCAGTTGAAGTTCTACCTGCAGACTTCATAAGTCTTTCAGCTGTGAACTGTAGTGCTGATGGGATGATCAACTTACGTGCTTTAGCAGCAACTTTTAGACCTCTATCATCAGTTAAAGCAGCAATATCAATTAATGCTTGCTCTAGTGATGTTTCGTTAAGGTCTGCAGCTGTTGAAAGCTCGTTTTTAACGTTTCCACCTGTAGTACTGTGGTCAGTTGCACAAAGTTCTTTGGAATCACCACCAGTGAAAGAACTGTCAAACGCATTGTTTAATACGTTAGCAGATTTCACTTGTTTAGTGTGAGCCATTGAACGTGCAAGTGCTTTCGTATAACGAGTGCTGACTTTGTCGTAAAGGTTATCCTCTACAGCCTCTTCAGTTATTGAGAAAGCTAATGCCACTGTTTCATGTGTGTAACGTGCTGTGAATGACTCAGTTGCAGAATCAAAGTTAACTGAAGTTCCTTCAGGTTTAACTGATGCCGCACCGAAGCCTGATAGCATTACTTCTTCTTCAAAAGCTCTATCAGAATTCTCTGTGTCAAAAATTTCAGCATGTTGGTTTTCGTATTGTGCGTACTCTAGTCCGAATAGTGCATTCAAACCAGGTTCTAACTCTTTAGCAAGTTGTGCTCTGTTTATAGCCATAGTTTAAATCCTCCTATACTGCTGTTATGAGTTTATATGCATGCTCGCCTGTGCTAAATACACAATAAGCATTACAATTAGCAGCACTAGTATCACTATTATCAGGATCTTTTGAGATTCCAACTTGTTTGAATCCAGCACCTGTACCAGAAGTAGAGGTATCAAGTTCTGAAGTAGAAATACCAGTAGTTGTGCTACCGCCTACTCCTACGAAATCCAAAGCTGAGTGATTCATAGCCGCTGTTCCAGTTCCGTCGTGTTGTGCTTCAAACACAATATCAGGATCTGCGTAAACATACGCAACGATATCAGAAGTATTAGTACTTGCTGGATAGTACGCGTTATACGTTGGTTTACTTGTTGTTGGGTCAGTGTAAAAACAACCACCGAAAACACCTACTTGTTGTGTGTCTCCAGCTGCCGCTGCTTCTACTCCGCCGCCTGCTACTGCTTCTACAACTTGTCCAGTGTAGATAGCTGTACCATAATTGGCAGCAATCGCGTACTCTTCAGTACGAATGTCGCCGCCGCTTAAATGCCTTGTAGGTCTAAACCCAAAAGCTGCGTCTTTATTTGCCATAATTATAGTCCTCCTTAGACTAATAAATTATTAGTTATTAATCCAAAAGTCTTTGTACAATGTTGTTAGGTGTAAAATCTATTTAGATTCTTTTGCACCGCCAAAGCTTACTCTCGATTGCCTATTTGGATTGTCTATAGGCATACTAGGATGCTGCTCCCTTAGAAGATTGTTATCAACAGCTTCCTGTTGATCCCTTGTTTGTTGAGCGAAATATTCGTTTCGTTCCTCAACAATTTCTTTAGGTATTTTGGCTAGCAGTAATCCACCTACTGAAACAACGCCTTTCATAGTGCCATCTTCAACAGTCGGGGCATCAAAGTCTCCAAGTTCTTCCAGTCTAACTGGTTCGTAACCTTCTCTCATTCGAGCTGCTACGTTCTTCTTGTCTTCTTGTCCCATGACTTCAGCACGAATCCAACGATATTGGTATCCGGCTGGTGGCTCAGGCGCGTCCAACCTAGATGGTGGTCGCCAAGGCTGCCTTCTGGCAGTTTTCTCTCTAGTTTGAGATGAGCGTGAGGTTCTTGTTTTATTATTCATATGCTACTCCTTCACGTATTTAGCGTATTCTTCTAATGGCACACCTAGTTTTTTAGCGATTGCAACCTGTGAGGGTGTGAGTCTTACAGTTCGTTTTCCATGTTTGGAATTAGATGATTTTACAGCAGGTGCGACAGTTTGGTCAACTGTTTTTTTGCTTTTTTCTACTTCAAACTTATGTGGAAATTGTTCTCGTATCTGACGGTCTATTTCTCCGTAATATTCATCAGATTTAGGATCATAACCTTCTTGTTCAACAAGTTTTCTATGAATTGCAAATGCCGTATACGTCATTGCTTCATCTTGTCCAAACCACTTATTCTCTCCGGCCCAATCTTGTGCTTTAGGGTCAGGTTGTGGTGGTGGCGCTTGTTGATACTCAGGTTGCTGAGGGACTTGTTCTTTTTGCTGGAATCTTTGAGCTTGAGCTTCAAGTTGTTCTTTTTGAATCTTTG